TGAATTAAAATCCTCACCTCGTTTTAAAGTTTCTGAATCTAATTTAGCCTCATCTGAAGCTAAATAACTATCCATACCATGGGTTAATAGATCTGATAGCGCCATCGCCTCCCTACGTTCCATGTGTTGAGCATGTAAAGCTTTTATAGCTTCGGTACCTTTCTCACCTAATAAGCCCCATAACTTAGCTTGATCAGTATGTTGAGCAGCTTCTATTCTTCCTAATGTAGTACTCTGAGCTTGTAAATTAGTTAGGTGCCTCCAATTATTTGCTCTAAGATCTGATATTTGTTTTGAATATGACATGATTAAGTTGATTTATTAAATAACTGCTTAAACATAAGAGCTTGTATAGGGTTACGTTTAGGGGCTGTTAAGGTCTGCCAATTAGCAGTTCCTGTGTATACATTTCCAAAATTAGAATAATGTGATGCAGTAGTTGTCCATGGTAGTGATCCTCCTAGAAAGTTTGATCCAGCTCCAATAGCTCCAGAACCCGCTTGGGTAATGCCTAGGTTTACACTTCCACCAAATGCTGCGTTTACTCCTAATTGATTAGCACCAGCACCTATAGGTGTAGACCAATAAGATGGGCCAAGAACATTAAGACTTTCACCACTCAGGAAGGCTTTAGAAAAATCAGTATTAGCTGCTCCTAATCCTAAATCAAAACCTCCACCTATATTCATTTTATTTAAAGCTGTACCTCCTATATAAGAAGTGACTCCAGCTAAAGCAATGTTTAATAAAGTACCTCCTATACCTGGCATAGATTCTAAAGGTTCAGGTTCAGGTGCAAAGCCTGGTACTGGTGATCTCCAGGTTTTTTCCCATTCAACTCTACGTCTCCTATTAGCATCATTTTCCCAAATTTCTTTTTGTAATATTGCTTGATCTACTTTCTGTATAGCTGCTTGATAAGATTTAGTTATCTTCTGACCATATTCTCTAATAGGTTCAGCAGCTATACGTGCAGCTGTAACACCAGTTTGTTCACGAGCTGTATCAGACTGAAACATTTTCTTCAGGAAATCAATCTGATTAAATGCTTCAGCATCCCAAACTGCAGCAATTGTTTGGTCTTGCTGTGCCCATTGATCAGCAGTTTGCTGGAATATATTATCAATAGCAATTTCAGTTTGGGTTCTAGAATTCTTCCAATCTGCATTTGCTAATAATACATCTCTATGATAAGCATCAGTAGCAAGTCTATAATTTCTAATACGTGCTCTATTACGAGCTCTGGCGGCTTCTTTTTGACTGCCATAGCTTGCTAAAGAACTACCAGCAGATAAGGCAAACATGCCTATTGATATGGGGTTACACATTTACAAAATTCAATAAAAGTTAGTTGGTTAGGACCATGTTTAATTTCCCTTAAGAATTTAAACCCTAAAAACTGTAGTAGTTTAAGGTGGGTAGTATTACGTTTATCTACAATATTCCATAATAATTTTTCTTTTCTATTATCGACAAATCGTTTTATATCTCTTGTAAAAGAAATTGGATATTCTTCTATAACAGGAGTACATAATAACCATATACTACTATCATGTCCAACACCACCTATAGCGGCAATCTTGCCGTTAGGGGCTTCAAAATAATATGATTCTCCCTCAAACGCTACTTGAGGTATATGGAAAGGTGGGAAAAAACCATGCCCTTCATAGACTTCTCTATAATCATCAGGGCGTAAATTGAAGGCCACTTCAACAGCAGCCTCCATAGTTAATGGGTGAATGTATTTATACACGTTGATAGTATTTAGCATTATAATCTCCTTCCCACGTCATAGAATGAAGTGTAGCAGGAGCTGGGTGTGTGGATTTTAAATGTAAACTTAAATTAGTATTCCTTTCATATACAGGTATAGTATGTATATAATCTGTAACTATTGTTGAACTATTGCTACTATAACTATCCCATTCAGTAGATGAATAAGACTTACTATAATCAGGGCGTCCCTTTCGTTTTAATGTTACATCTATTAAACCAACAGAACCAAATGAAAAATTAACTCTGTGGATGACAAGAGACCCACGGGTTTCAGAAGTGACGCTTTTTTCTGATGCTTGTTGTATATAAATAGTAGGTAATTCTACTTCATATTCATATTGATAACCTAATATTATATCTTGACCTGTCCAATCACCGTCAAATTCTATATTACTACCAACAACACTAGCTAAAGCATATCTACCTAGATTATCCCCTGAAGTATGGCAATAAACTGCTAATTGTCCTGAGTTATCATACCCTGTAGGTTTAGTAAATCCAGTCCTATTAGTTGTTTCAGAGTATCCTAATGAACCTGAACTAATAACTGATTTAGTATCTAAATGTATTAGATGTTCATCTGGAGCTGTACCTATTAATAAAGTATCGGTAGCTTTCTTAATATCAAAAGTTTGTAAACTATATGTGCTGCTATTTTTTAATACTACATGATATAAATCATCTAACATAGTATGATAAACAACAGTACCAGGTAAGGTCCATCTGAACCAAGCTGATTGTATTCTATTCTGACCTTGATTATAGAACTTATATCCCCACACTTCATTTTTATTTTCTGAAGCAAATAGAATCATTTGATTTTCAGTTGATTCAGCTATTAAAGTTATATCATCTGGAAATAATTTCGATATAGGTTTAGTTTGTTCTAGTACTTGAGGTTCAGCATTTCTTTGAATACTGGCCATTTCATGGAACCTAGTACGTTTAGCAACACTATTAAGCCAACCTGCTGTTGTACCTAAAGTAAATGGTTGTGTTTTCTCATTAAAAGCGTATGATGATAAGTATGCAATGATTGCAGTCTCAGGAGTTAACTGAGATTCATCTGTTTTAAGAAGGAATTGTTGAGAAGCGCTGAATATAAGTAGTCCAGCGTTAACTTCAATTGCATCAAATAATTCAGTGGGGTATAATGAGCTAGATTGTAAATCAATAGGGTCAGCATTAGCTATAGTAAAGGCTGTTTTAGCCCAGAAATTATGGAAATCATTAGTTCTAGATAATATAACATTCTCTTCACTTAGTAATCCTATACGATTTCTATAGAAAAATATTTTATTAATTTTATTACCAACAAAAGATGGCTTAGGGTTTGTTATATCATCTCCTACATTTCTATCATCCCATTCTGGATAAGCAAATCTAAAAGCTCCATTAGGATAAGAGGTAGCACTACCACCATTTATAGCAAATGTACCAGGTAAAACCCTAGTCATTTTTATTGGCATAGTATCGACATCAAACTTAACTTCTAAATCTGGACCAGCGCATTCTTCCCAGACACCTTCTCCAAATCTATTAGGTGTTACATCTAAATAAGGTGAGAATATTTGTGCATTATTTCCAGTGCCAGTGATAGATATTGCTGTACCTGCAGTGGCTAAAGCTGGAGTGCTAGCTAATTTAAAAGTATTAGCATCTACTTTAATACAATAATATTTTGTATTATGAGTCAAACCACCTAAAGTTGTTCCGCCACCATTGTTGTAATTAATATGATCGCCTGTAGAGAATCCATGTCCGGTTAAGGTTATAACATCAGTACCAGTATTAACAGCACTAGTAGCTACAGCTCCAGTCATGACTACTACGTCACCTATATTTTGTCTAATGGTAAATGTATTAGCATCAGCTACAGTATCTATTTGATACCATCCATCTGTACCAACTCCACCATTAAAGTCTGCAAGAATACTATCGCTAGTAGTTAGACCATGTGATGCATATGTAACAGTACTTATACCATGAGTATAAGTTAATGCTGTAGAAGTTATTAACCCAGAAGAGGCATCTGTAACTTCGAATGAATCTTTAATTACATTAGTTATAGTATATGTACCATCTGTTGCAGCGCCACTAAAAGTAGCTACAATTTTATCACCATTTATTAAACCATGATCAGCATGTGTGATTACAATATTATCTGTATTATACTCAAAAGTTTGTGCTGCATTACCTGTTCCTGTAAGATTTATAGCAGTACCTGCGTTAGCGTTAGATGTATTAGTAGCAAGTTTTATTGTATCCTTATCAACTTTAATAACATAATAAGTAGTATTATCAGTTAAACCTGCTAATGCAGTACCACCACCATCTTGATAAACAACGGCTTGAGCTGTTGCTAATGGATGAGCTTCCCAAGTGATAGTTTCATTAGCTGTACTAACTGCAGAAGTAGCTATAACTTTACTATGTCCTCTAGTATAAGTTGCACTTTTAGATGCACTATTACCATGTACATAAGTTGCATCTTTTAATGTTATATCTTCAGCAACATTTTTTACTTTAAATTTTAAATAGTAATCGTCTTGATCTTCACCACTATTAATAATTTTAACTACAAACCCATGCCTACAAGTTTTTGGTAAATCATCTGGCCCATTAGCCTCAGTAGTAATGATATCCATTAACTGAGTTTCAGGTGTGGTTACATTGAACGCTGATGTTCTATGTAAATGTAAACCACTGCCAGTTGTAGTTACTGCTAAATTAGTATTATATACATTATCTACTGCATTCTTCATATCAGCTAGTATAGTTTCTGCTGACACATTTTCATAAGAATTAGAAGAACTAGCAGCTGGTCTTACTAAAGCAACGTTTGCTCTTGAAGTAATCTCTACATCAGCTGTAACTTCTATTTGAGTTTCTACTAATTTTTCTGATACATAACTATGGGTATCTCCTGTTTGCCAACCTTCTCCACCAAATTGTAATTGAGAATGTGGTTGATATGAATCATCATAATTATTACTACTTGCTCCAGCTTGTGGTATAGGAGTACAGCGGCAATCCATTTCATATCTTAGATTAGATCTACCTGCACCTCCGTTCCAAACTGGGACGCCAGCATCTGTGTCTGTAGAACCTACTGTATATCTTCCTTGGCCAGTACATTTACCATCATTCGAATAACTGCCATTATGTGTAGTTACATCAACATCAGATTTTGCTTCGATTGCAGTGGCTCTTTTATATGTTACAGTTGAATGATCAGTAGGGTCAAATATATCTAAAGAATATTGTTTTCCATAACTAATCTGTCTTAAAGAAACATATGCTTCATTCTCTTGAGGTTTACTTTTATTAGCTGAGTCTGTTTTCATTGCAACAGTTTTAGTTCTGTTACAAAAGAAGGTGGCTTCATTAATAGTGAGTGGTTGTATCTCTTCAGAATTACTATGAATTAAATAAGTAGCTAAATTAGTACCATCTACATTAGCATAATCAATTGGAATCTCTACACCATCACTACATCTCCAAACTTTAACAGCTCCTGTTCTAGCTACTTGACCAATGTATTGTTCATTCTCTTCTGAATATATAAAGAACCATTTACCTGTAGCCGCTGGAGTAATAGTAGATACTAAATCAGATCCAGGTCTTTTAATACATCCACGTACTATGTCAGGTATGGCATTGTTTAAATCAACTACTTGTCCAGGAGATTTCAATTCATCTGGAAGCTCAGATATACCTGATTTATAGTTGTTAATTTGTTGTGTAATACTAGCCATTAACGTCTAAGTGCTCTATAAGGTTTATAAGATTGATAAGCAGAATCATCTGGCCATCCGAAGAATGAGTGATCACCTTGATTGCATTCATATTCTACACAAGAAGCTCTAGCTTGCAATTCAAATGTACTCATCATTTGTTGAAGTTCAGCATTTGCTACTAATTGAACTGCAGCTCTACCAGCTGCTTTATAAGTAATGTAACGTTGAAATACAGTAGGTACATCTTCAAAAGCTAATAATCGTACAACATTAAAATAAAAATATTCGTCGTCTGGAAAGGTGAATGTGTGATTTACTCTATCATATATTTTCCATTTATTATCTGTTGTATCTCTTCGTCTAACAAAATCACGTGTCCTATCCCATCCATCTTCTCTATCCATACGGATAACATCTGAATCAATGACGAATTTATTATCAGAATCCCTATTATATTTAATATGGTATTCTTTATTAAACATCCATCCTTCACTTTGTACGTCTTGATTACTTTCTTTTAAAAGGTTATATACAAAAGCTACTTCTGGATTATCATAATCTAATGTAGATATAGGAGCTTGACCAATACTACCCAAGATGGTATTAACTGCGGATAGTTCTGTATCGATGTCAACTGTCGTTGGGTTAGTCATAGGTATAAATATTTGTGAATAAAAAAAGGGAGGTAGTGATACCCCCCTTATTAATTAAGTATATTGCCCAGCAACTACAGCACAGGTATCAGTTGTACCTGATGAACCTACTGTTGCATATGCTAGTCTTAAGTTTTTAGTTGTGGAAGCAACAGCTGATGCGTTGCCTGATCCACTTGTATCAGATGGAGAGATACGGGTCTCTGTACCTTGACAAGAACCGTACTCACCAACTGCTGTTGGAGCTGCCATAGTATTATATTGTTAAGAAACTGTTCCTATGTTAGCAGGACTCAAATGCTTCCTACCATACTCCAAAGGAGTAGCAGGATTCTTAGTGATTGATTTATCAACCTGTCCGATTCCGCTTAAAGAAGCACCGTTCCCTTTAACTCTAGTAATAGTTGTAGATGTTCCAGGATTAAGTGACATGATTATGAGCGAGCTGAAGTTAGTTCAATAGCACCTGCAGGGTTAAGAGTTCCAACGCCCATTGCGAGCCTTCCAACCATTACATCCCCTTGGTATAAAACTGATACATCTCCGCCTGTTACTTGGACTTGTGGCCCAATAGCTTCAACAATACCTGCAGCATCTTTCTGATAGATTAATCCACAGTGTGTGGAGAAGTCACCATTGTAGCTGTTGTTCTCACCAGACACAGGGTTAACTGTACCTGCAAGGAAAGGTAGGTTATTAGAACGCTTGATTTGAATACCAGCTATTTCATATAAACCTTCACCAGAGTTTAGGTTACCTTGATTGTTACCGTAGTCTCTGTTTAAGATGTTAGAAGATACCTGAGATACAAGAGCGTAGTACTGACGTGGGTTTAGCACGGCTGTACGTCCTGTCTTAGGAAGATTTTTTTCGTCAAGAACTGCAGCGGCTTCAAAGAAAGCATCCACTAGAGCTTGAGCATTATATTCCTTAGTTGCACCCAATTCAATCTGAGTACCACCTGGTTCTGGTCCTGGTGATGCAGTGATAGGATGAGCTTCACGTGCTGCTAGAGCAATCGTTCTGAAGACTTTCTTATCATATGCCTCAGCCAATGCATGACCGATCTTAGATGAGATCTCTGATCTTAGTGAGTAATGTGCAAGTGTCTCATCGAGATCATAAACGAAAGCACTAGAGATGAGTAGATCATCACATTGGATGGTCTTCTCAGCTACTGGTGGATCGCCTGATCCAAGGATTGGCTCACCCGGAGTATGGTAAGCGGCTTGCATACGTCCCGTGAAGATGAACTGTAATGATTTACCGTTCTTCAAGGTACGTCTTTGCACGGTGTCACGTGCGATAGTTGCTGACTCATAAGCTTTGAATAGCTCACCTGAGAACAGCTTTAGATATGTTGCGTACTTAGTATCATATGCAACTGAGCCTGCGGTATTAGAGACCGCCTTATTCAGTGCACCAAGTACTGACTGCGTGGCGTTAGCCATTATATTAAAGAGTCTGTATAGGTTTACATACTCTCAACGTTGAGAAAATTTTTTCGAATTATTTTTTGTGGTCTATCCCACCGTCTAGACAGCTTAAGGGTATCCGCGTACGGGCCGAAAGCCAATGAAAGAGAGGTCCGACACTGAGGTGCCTCTCTTCCTGAAGTGTTTAGAACTTCTTATAAACCACATGTGAACCTGCTAATAGGTGAGTACCTGAAGCGGATCCAGTTATGTTAGCTGCTTGGAATACAATGTTACCCTTCGTAGCTGCTGTTGATAGAGCATTGAAATGTACTTGTAACCATAGAGCAGAAGTATCAGCACCTACATCAACACCGACTGTTTCACCAGCTCCGTCTGTTGAGTATGTACCTGTACTTTCTAGGCCAGCAGCTGATGGTGTAGCACCACTGGTTATTTCTGCTACTGATGCAATAGACTGTGTTGCAATAGTTGTAGCAACTGCAGTTGAACCATCAGACTGAGCTAGGTTTGCAATTCTGTAGCTAAGTTCATTAGTATTATCTGTATCATACCAGATAGTATAGATACCGATGATTCTTTCATAGCCACCAATTGGAATACTTAAATCAGATTGGGTTGCTAATGTAGCAGACGATAGAGATGATCCATCGTTAGCAAGGATCTTTGATTGATCGTAAAAGGTACCTGTAGAATAGGCAGTGGTACCGTAAGTTGTGTTGTTAGTAAAAGGCATTTGATATTAGTAAGTTGACCTCACGTAGTTCCGCTACGCAAGACTTAATAGTTTTGCGTGGTTTCGCACGGTACTTCATTACGATGATAATTTACATGTAATGTTTCTATAAATATGAACATGATTAGGAGCCCGAAGACCCCTAACCATAGTTCATTAAATTTAGAACTTGAACTTGGCACCTATTTTTGTACCATAAGCTGTGTCATTTACTTCATCAGTGACAAAGGAAACTTCACCATAAAGATCTAACTTCTCAGAAGCTGCGATATTAAGACCACCTTTTCCTGAGAAATCAGTATCTCCATCGGCTCCATCAGTTACTCCGAATTGAGGACCACCTTGAATGTAGTACCCTAGTGAACCTATATCACCTTCATAACCAATGTGAAGATCGGTTGCTGCAGATGTATAATCACTACCAGTAAAAGATGCGTTTGACTCAGCGTTTACATAGACGCCAGCCATTGCAGGTGTAGCCAGGGCTGAAACAGTCAGTGCTGCAAGTGCAATTGTTTTCATGTTAATAAATTAAATGTTTTTAGTGTAAGTTACACCACGATACTTTAGTTTTACAGACATTGTAAATCTCCAGTACCACAACCCCGTTCCATGCTGTGGTTTCATGCGACCTTGTGAAAGGTTGAACGGACGTGATGTTTATTTTTTAGGAGGTCTTCCTTTTTTAGTACCGTAAGTACCTTTACCTTTAGGCATATTCAGACTCCGTTGTTGCCGCTAAGTCTAGCGGGAAATTGTGTGCATTCCTTTCATGCATTACTTCCATACCTAGGTTAGCACGGTTAAGTACGTCTGCCCAGGTAGGGATAACCTTACTATTGGAATCTACTATAGACTGATTGAAATTAAACCCGTTAAGATTGAACGCCATAGTGGAGACTCCCATGGAAGTGAGCCATATGCAAGTGACTGGCCAAACAGCAAGAAAGAAATGTAAAGCACGAGAATTGTTAAAGCTCGCATATTGGAAAATTAACCTACCGAAGTAGCCATGAGCTGCAACGATGTTATATGTTTCTTCTTCCTGGCCAAATTTAT